GTATAGGTTCAGAGGCGTCCGCAGAAAACTGCGGATATAGGGGGCGTCCCGTGCTGGATCAGCGGCGGCGGAACAATTTGAAGAAACAGTTTATGTTGAAGAGGTGATAAATTCTGGCTTTGATGTAAAGAGTGGCTCGTGTAGCTCGACGTGTGCAGTGACGCTCGCGGGGGACTTCTGGCGTGTTAACTAAGTCGTCCAGCGCTGAGGCGTGTGCTGTGAGATCACGATCCGACTCTGGGGCCGTGTGATATTTTGTCATCTTAGGGTTTGAGAATGGAACGGTTAATTGTGAACATGTTAAGGGCAGTGACGTTTCCGGTCATGGTGACGAATGACAAAGTGACGTCGTTTTCAGTCACGGTGAAAGAGCGAACATATGCCATAGTCGTGCTGGGGGTGTCCACCACAGAACCACCATGGGTGAATGTGGCACCAACAAGAGTGGGGGCTGCGCTGGTGAGGGAGTTGCCAGCACAGCGAAACGCTATGGTATAGGTGGCTCCGATGACCATGCCAATGAGGCTGAGGGTCGAGGTGGAACTCTCATAGCTAGCGTTCCATGGATTGATGGAAAAGGTGGGGTTGCCGCCAAAGAGCGTGTTGTCAACATCCCCTTGGGACATAGACAACGCTTGGATAGTGGCGGTGTGGACTTGCGGAGTACGCAGCTCAACGGTATAGCTGACGTAAAGTTCACCAATGATCGCGCCGGAGACATTTCCTTGAGTAGCAAGGAATAAGTTGCCGACATCATAGGTTTTGATGTCACCAGCGGGTGGGCTGGAGTCACGAACATAGCGTTCTTTCGCAAATTTGGTGAGATCACCTGATCGGCAGTTGAAGGCACATTCTTGCCAAGGCGCAGAACGTTGCGCTTGGGCGTAGGCCATCAGGTGCTGCTTGGTGAGTGGGGCACGGTCGCTTGCGTCATAATCGACGGCAAGCATTACTGTCCCAGCAGTGGTGGTAGAAACAGATGTCTCATAGTGGAAGTGGAGGTCTTTGAAAACATAGGACTCATAGTTGAGAGCGATGGACGAGAGCCATGGAAAGACTGACCCATTGCCGGGGTTAAGGGCAAAGGTGCTACCTTCAAAGGCGATCGAACCGGCAATGTCGCCAACAAATTCGCGATGCGAAATGGTAGCAGATGTTGCATTAGCTCGCATCTTAGGTTTACGGGTAGTGATACGGCGAGAAGTGGCGACGGGGGCAGATTGTGCCCCAGGTCGTTTCTGGCGGGTGTTGTTGTTAGGGCGGCGCGAAGCGCGGCGGGATGAAGATTTATTCATAATGAGTGGAATTTAATCGTTATACTGTTGTTAAATTGTCCCCGCTGTTGATCGCAACGGGACTGGGTCGTTTACTTGGATTTTGGCGCCTCCTTCTTCGAAAGGAGCGCCACGCCAGCTGCTTTCCGGCGCTTGCGTTCGTCGCGGAAAATCTGTGAACAAACATCGCAGTGACCCCCGAGCTCCTTGACGGGGGTATGGCATGGTTTGGTGCAGCGGCTGTACCAACCAGACGTGTTTTCGCCACGCTTGCACGTGAACACTTTGGATGGTGATTTTGACTCAGGTTCTGACTGCTCAGGGTCAGGTTGTTTGGCCTTGGCTGGTGGAATCGGGACGATTATGGGTTTGTCGTCCGATGGTGACGGATCAACGAGGACACCGTTGCCGAGATAAGGCTCGGCAGCGGGCTTCGCGTCGAATTCCGCAAGGCATGGGGGGTCATCCCAGGGTGAATCAGGATCGGCTACGTATGCTTCGAACTCAGCGATTCGTTCGGGCTGGAACGCCTCAAGAAAGAGGGTTCGCTGCCAGTCGTCGTCGCAAGTGTTGCCGGATTGGTATGAGGTTTCTCGAATGTCGCCGAAACTCTGAGCCAACTTGTCATTCCACTGCTTGTCGGTTTCAAGCAGTGCTACTTTGGTCTTCCTCGAGGTTTTGCACCAATGTGCGTATTCCCCGGCGGTTTGTTTGACCACTTTGCGAAAGTAGTCACCAAACATGAAAGTTAGCGAGTCGTTGGCCAGGAGGGACTGGGCTTTTGAATGGGCGATGACATTCTTGGGAATTGTATCGGTGAGAGTGGACACATGGAACTTTGAGATGGTTCGCAACGGTGAGCAGACATTGTCAGGGCAGCCCTCCCACACGGAGGGTGAATAATTGCGGGCGAGGAAATCGACTCGTTGACCGCGTTCTGCGATGTTGAATTTCAACACAAATCCCCATTCGGCGGCAACCTTGATCGAGTGTTTCTCGTCAAGATTACGCTGGATGGAGTCGTCTCCAGCCATGAGACCGAGGTGCGCGTAGGCACCTCCTGAATCAAGCTTGCCTTTGCAATTTGGAGCGAATGTGTTGTAAAGACAGCAGAATGAAATGAATGCGTTTCGTGCTGTGTTGAGAGCGGAAGTGTAAGGATCACCGGAGGCTTGAGAAGCTCCTTGGTCGTAGTGGACGCCATAACCAGCACTGACAGAATTGTCATAGGTTTGCTGATACCAGGTGAGAATTTCGGCGTGGTCGCGTTCGTGAAAGTTGCCTCTCAGGAATGCCACGTCGAATTCACGAACTAGGTGGTTGACGGTACCGTCCATGCGACTATAATCGCCCAGGGCAATGTGCTTAGTGGATACCGAGCTAACGTGTTCGGCTACCTTTTCGGCAACAACGTTGGGAGGTAGTCCGAATGCGTACCAATTGGTCCGCTTCAAAGCTCCTGCAACGGCCAGTGAAATGCGCGAGTTCTCGAGGCGCACCTTTGGGGGCATGGGGGTGATATTACGAGGGTCTCCGGCTTTCATGCCGGCTTCCGTCTTCTGAAATGATTGTGTGACTTTGCCAAGAATGTTGACGATGGCCAAGTAGGCACTCCCGGTGTATGACATCGCTTCTTCGTTCGTGAGACGCTGCGAAGGTTTGGATTGTTTCTCATACACCTCTTTTGCCGTAAGGAGTTCTACTTTCTCACCAACGTCTTTGCGATATTCACGCATGAAGGCATTGATGAGACGGCGCTGCGGTTTGGTGCAACGCGGGGGTAAGTTCTTGGGAGCGACGTCTGTGATTCGGGTTTTGACGCCATGTTCAGTGTTGCCTCTATCGTTGAGAGGTATGTAGCATGCACCGCCAACAATGCCGCCGAAGAATGCCTTGAGTCGTGACTCAGGGAAATTGTAATCTTCGACGTAATCTTTGATGCGGTAGCCATAGTACATGACTGATGGTGCTCTGACATAGTCAGTGACTTGTGTGTGACCATTTTCGTGTGTAACAGCCATGATGCCAACATGCATCTGGCTGTTGGTCCATTGTTCGTGGTAACCTTCTCCGTAAGCATTACGGAACATTGCCAATGCCAGGGCTTTCTTGCCAGACATGTTGTGTGTTTTCACGGCATTGTAAGCCTTACCGTCGAAGACGGTGGCTATGCTAGTGCCAGCAATGTTATAGGTGTACACAGGTTCAGATTTGCCATCAAGTTGTCTAATATGCGTGAACGCGCATATGGTGGTTCCTTCAGTGCACATGTCGGACGGCGGGACAGTGATAATTTTGGGGCGCAGGCGTCGGGGCATCAGATCAGCAATTTCCTTGCAAAACCATAAAGTGCGGAGACAGTCAAAGCGGACAGCAGGATAGCTAACCCAAATGACACGGTGTTCACCGCAGTTGATTTGAAAGTTGGTGTGCAGGCCAGCGCTGAGGCCGGCAAACTTGACCACTGCACAAAGAATTGTGAAAGTGGCCAAGGAGGCCAGCGAAGCGAGGAGGCACATTGCTATGTAATCGGGGCAATCGATGAGCCACGGATAACTGAGCGGGGTGGTCGTGAGGGTGATGCGAAAACAGTCTGGCAAGTAGCTCCAGATTGAGTGCACAATAACCTCATGAATGACGTTGCGTCGCGAGAAGGTATAGACGCCAGGTTCCGGAACGGGGAAGGTGGCAAACTTGGGGACATTGATAGTGAACCAGTCGTAACAATAGAGTCCGAATGGAGTGGTGATAAGGAGTGGTGTGTGTTGATTCGATAGTGAAAAGACTGTGAAGCCCGCGAGAAGGGCCACAGTTGTGATCATGATGAACATTTTAGTGGTGATTTTACCAAAATGCCAATGGGAGGTCATGGGACGCGAAATGTCCCAAAGCTCCTGTTCATAAGTTTCCTCATCAGCGCATCGGAACTTCCAAAGATCAGTATCAGGATCGTAGTCGACGGAAAACTCGTCAGTGGTGAAAGTGGCGCTGGTTGGGTTGTGCATGTAAGCAAAGATAGCACTATCATTCTTCAGACTGACAGACAGCAGCTCGCCGAGCTGCTTCTTAGTGTACCAATCGAGGTCATCGACGGCAGAGAAATGATGTTGGTTTGTAGCGGTATCATTGCGAGTTTCGCGATAATACGCCATGTCCTTCGTTGTGCGTAGTTTGCGGTCACCGTCGGCTCCTAGACGAATGTCGGAGTTTGAACAGTTGACTGCATAAGTTTTGCGGCCAAGCATAGTAATGGCACCGTCAATGAAATCACGCGCAGCTGAACGACGCCGTGCAGCATGGGGGTGAGTGTTAGAAACATTGATCTGAGTGCCATCAAGATTGAAGTCGCGGTCAACGACCTTTTGTCGGAACGCACTAACATCTTTATGTGGCGAAATGCAGGGAATTGATTCGATGTGGCGCTTGAAATCGGCTTTGCTCTTCTTGATGAAAAAGCGGAAAAGAAGCATGAAACACACGGAAATAGTTATGAACGATAAGGCCCAGACTAGGAAGTTTACGAACGTAAGGTGAACGGACGGGTCCCAGTTTAGGAAATAGAGAGCAATAGTGTGGCAACTAGTGGCAACAGCAGACATGGAAGATTCAACATGAAGCTGTGCGATAGCGTTGCAAATAGAGTAAACGGGGAGCATGAACTGTGCTCCAAGGCGATAACCAAGAGTTCCGATAGTTTGGAAGATGGGTATCATTATAGCTGTGGAATAGAGATT